TTTCCCTCTTCTGTAGTCGCACCTCCCATGTTTCTAGTGCCATCCATGGTGTATTGATCCTGGCGATATTCTCTTCGTCGCTCAGTTCCTCCGCCAAAGAGTCCTTTCTTATCACGATCAAGTTCTAATGATTTACTAGATTCTAAGATGGCAGGATCGTTAGCTTTGTATTCAATACTATAACCATCCTTAGTTGCTTCAATTTTATATGAAGAGTAAGGAGTTCCGTTTGGAATGTTAATAGTGGGGACTTGTGGAATTTCAGGTTGCTTTGGTCTATTGAATACATATCCAAGTAAACCAATATGTGCAAAGGCAACTACACCACCAACTGAAATGGCAGCAATCTTGAGTTTGTTCATGGCAATGTTGGGATAGCAGGACCAGTTACTTCTGGCAATTCAGGCATTGCACCATCCAACATACCAGGGAGTGCTGAAGTAATTGCTTCAGTGGCATGTTTTGTTACTTGTTCTTTAACACCATCAATGATGGCATCTCTTTGTAGATACAAATAAGTTCCACCACCGACGATGCCTGCAACACCGACGAATGATAGAACTGATAGAACATTAATTAACTTTTGCATTTTCTTCCTCCTTTTTACCAATAGGTGGTGCTTTCCTCGGAGCAGTACCACCATTTTTGGCAGGAGAAAGTCCGAATGCAGCTAAAGAGCCAGAAAACACTGATGCAATGAAGGTGGGATCAAAATCAAGAATTTTTTGACCGTTTGGAAGTCTTACGTAGCTAAACGTGAGAAGAGATGCGGACCAAATAAGTACGACAACTTTCACCAAATTACCAAGAACTTCACTCTTATCTTCATCATGGTCCTTCTCTTCTACATCTGCTTTGGATTTTCCAAGCATTAGTAGAGAGCAAGGCTCTGGTATTTAGCATCAGTGGAAGTGAAATTTAGATCTAGAATGTCTTGAACTCCTACCATGATGTCGATGACCTTCACCATGAGAATGTTTATGACTATGGATTATATCTTTCCTCCAATGATAATGGACATGCTTATGACGCTGATAATTGTGATGATGGTGACGATAATATCCTTTTGGATAGAAATAAAAATCATACTCAATATGAGGCAGATAATTATTTTCCTGCAACCATTCACGGGTCATAGGAGTGGGCTCATAATCAGACCACATCGTGCCAGCAGCACAAGACTCAAGTGCCTTTTGAGTCATACCCTCAGTCTTTCCTGCCCATGATGCTTCCGCTTCCCAAGGCACTGCCGCCGAAGGATATGTACTTTCTACCATCTTACGCCATACTGATGGCACCGAATCTTCAGGAAGAATAATGGCAACCAATGAATTATCGATTGTTCCAGCCATACAATCCTGTGCAGCGTGCCAACCCTCATGACGCATTACACTCATCAGCACATGCGGGCGATGCATGAATGCTTTGTTTAGAAAAAAGTTATTACTGACAGTATGGTAAACGCCACGATGCCCGATAGGAAAGTACTTACTATCTGCTAGAAACACCTCAACTCCGATCTGTTTAAGAGAAAGGAGCATTGAGTTGAACTCGTTAGCAACAAAATCAAAATCAATATCGGGATACTCGTCAGCAATACGAGCGATACTTTCGACTTTATCGACTCCATTTGTACATTCGCGAAGTAGCATACAACCCATGGCATCCATGGTGTTGTACCCTTTAGTTATCTTATTTTCATTCGCTAGTGTTGGACTCGTCCCGAACAGGCAAGTACCAATTAGGATTGAGTTCAAGGCATTTTTCAAGTTGATAAACTTGTTCACGGTGAGTGTTCTCCAAATAATTTTCAAAATGGTATTCAATATGGTCAATACCTGTATTGCCTTGACTTACCCAGTCATGACAAAATTCATATACGGCACGACAGTGTTCATTCAAATGATGACTTAGAGCACGAAAAACAGCCGCACGTAGTTGCATCCTGTCATCCGCATACCTCCAGTCTTTTGGGAATTCAGACATTTTGGAATGATGTTTTCATTATGTATGTTAACAGTTTAATAGTCATTGTCAATGAATCTTTCGCATTCTTCCATATTGTTTTTACACCAGTTCCTGACATAAGAATCCGCATCCACTTCCATAGAGTAGTGAGCATGATTATGAATCGCCCCGATCATAATGAGGACACCGACCAACAGTAAGTTAAAGTGTGTTGCTGGGTGCCACAGGGCTCGTTTGAAATAATTGAGCATTAAAAAAGAGGGTCCGAAGACCCTCTAAGTATATCACCTTTATTATCAGAAGGCAAACTTGACGCCAAGCTTACCGCCTACACCTAGATCATCGAAGTCTTGATCGGCAGTGATGGCAGAGAGCTCACCATAGATACCTAGACTTTCGGTCACGGCAACGCTAGCACCGATCTTGGCAGAGAACTCAGTCTCAGACTCGGCACCGTCAGGACTTACGATAGCAGGGCCACCTTGAACATACCAAGCAGCGTACTCACCGATAGGACCTTCGTAGCCAACGTGAAGATCGGTAACGGCTCCAGTGTAGTCATCGCCAGCCCAACCAGCATTGGTTTCTACATTAACATAGGGGCCAGCAACGGCAGCGCCAGCAGAAGCAACGGACAGTGCAGCGGTTGCTGCGAATACAGATTTGATCATTTGAAATACCTCTTTAGTTACTTGCGGAGTGGATACCCGCAGATGATGGATCGGTTCGACTCCCGATCGCTTTAGTAATTGTACTACCAGACGGTAGTTTTGTCAACAATCTATAGGGTGAGTAGTTGAGACCTTTTCCAGATTGTTACAGTTCATGAAGCGCCTCATGAACATTTATTTAGTATAGCAGCGAATCACCATACTCCAGGAATGATTTGACCAGTGAGGGCATATGCTCCCATAGCAGCAATTACACCGATCATGGCAGCCCAACCATTAATACGCTCAGCTCTTTCGTTCATTGTTTGTTCTCCAAGGATTTGTTAGTAATGATGATCTTCTGACCATCATGAGTGAATTGTAACTCATCGTCGGGATGCCACAGTAACTCTTCATACAAATCGTCGAGTTTCTGAATATCCTCCCAGAGTTGATTTGGATTTGGCATTATGTGACTCTGTTTACTTCGTATATAGTAGAGTCACCATATGTTTTGTGATCTTTGTATCCAACCATACGGCCCTTCGTATTCTGAAGTGCGGGCATGAACACAATAAAAAAGAAAACTCCTGGTGCTCCAATAATAAGGAGCGCAGTGATGACATAATAAGTCAGAAGTTCAGCAATGTCTGGCATCAGTAGAGACTCTCTTCTTGTTCAGTTAGGATAGTACAATCGCTTTCTGGATATGCAACACAAGTGAGTACAAATCCAGCATCAATTTGATCATCATCTAGAAAAGACTGATCAGATTGATCAACAGTTCCAGAAACGATCTTACCAGCACATGAAGAACATGCACCAGCACGACACGAGTAATTCAAATCAAGACCCGCCTCTTCAGCTGCATCGAGAAGATATTGATCTCCTTCACAAGAGACAACAGTTTCATCTCCTGCAGGAGTGCGGAAGGTGATATTAAATGCCATTAGTAAGTTTCAGATAATTGTTCAACAGTATAACCCAGAAGACAGAAAAATGCAACGGTCGTCAGAGTAAAAATAATTTCAGCCATCAGAATCCGAGAATACCAAAGAAAAATACACTACCAGTAGTAGCATAGCTGATAAGAGCAGCAGCAAATCCAAGCATAGCAGTGCGTCCATTTAGTTTCTCCGCACGTTCTGCATAAGTCTCGTATCCATAACGCTCTGCATCAGTCTGAGACACATACATGCGTGGTTCTCTAGCGAACAGATTCTGTTGTCCACGTTCGTTAGTGGTTACAGTCATTTCTTTTTGTAACGATTTACAACATAATTATATATGAATTGTAAACTTTTGTCAAGAATTCGACTCTGGTGGCAGGGTGCCGTAGAACGGATCGTAATCGAAGTATGGTGTCCAGTCCTCTATCTTGGGTGCAGATCCCTTCCAAAACTCCCACAGACCATTGTAGCTTCCTTTATGGAATACATCAATGTGAATGTCATGGATATCTGATCCAAGATCAATCTTATACAAGAAGAGTGGGATAGCAAACGTATTTCCAGAATTGTAAATCAAGTCATCCGCTACAGCTCGTGGTTTGACTCCTTGATCCAATTTGAACTTGTCCCCACGACAATGTAGTCGAACAAGTTTCTCGGCATGGTGCCTGGTGATTATGTAACAAGCAGTAGAAAAATCATTGACAAACCTACGATGAATCCTGACACTAACTTGCTGTGGATTAATGATTGCAAGTTGCACAACATCAAAATCATATGGGAGTTGTGACTGGAATTGCTTCCAAGTAAATCCCCAATGTTTAACTGTGCTGATGTCACAGTCATCTTCCATCATCACAAGATACTCGTCATCACTATTTTCTAACCAGTGCTTCAGAGCCTTCAAGTGTGAAGTGGTACATCCAATCTCACCAGAAGTCATGTTTTCTGGATATCGACCAGTCAGAATAGAACTCAGATCATCATCACGACCATCACAAGCTGATATTCTTGTATAGTTTTCGATGTCCCAATATTCAAACTGATCCTCCATATACTTGCGACGATCAACCTTATCATCAAGATTGATATAGTAAACCTGAGGAATGCCCTTTACTTTAAATGTTGCTTTATTTTTTTCCATATCATTCAGAATCAAGCAGTGTCCACCTTTCAGGAATCAGATCCCGTGTAGATTTCTTTTCATTTTGTGGACCAAACCACTTCTTAGGAGCGATAACATCATCAGAGCCAGACAACCATGCACCCCACCAAGAGAATGAAGAGTTTGCAATAATGTGAGACTTACACATTGACATCAAACAAAGGTCATATCGATTGTCTCCTGTCTCAGAAACACAGAAGCGATCACCTTCAAATAACTTTTGCTCAACACACCATGCTGGATCATCAGAGAAGACAAGAATAGTTCTTCCATCATAATTTTCAAGAGCCTTCTCATAATAATCAAGACCAAGATTATAATGATTGGCACTATTCTGAAGATAATCAGTCCTTCTTACGTGAAGTGATACAGGATTATCCCAAGTCTTGAAAACCTCCTCACATGCACTGAGAATATTAAACTTGAATGTAAAATCTTGACGAATACTATCAGCAATATGTGCAAAGTATTTTTCAGACTGAAAGAATCCCCATAGGGAAACATCGTTGGGACACTGATCAAACAACCTTTGATCAAATTCAAACTGAACTTCTTTTGCGAGTGGAGCATGTCCTTGATCCAACATTCGCACATTTTTTACATCCAAATGTGGAAGATCAAAAGTTTCAAATAACTGATGTTCATCCCATTCATTTTTGAAATCAGATGGTGGGATACCAAAGTCATAGCCACGACGTGCCGCTATGCCCCTCAGAGCGGCGTATTGAAACATTTGATTACCCAGTCTACCCAATAGACCAAGATGGTTATACGCTAGCATTTTGAGACCTCACTTTCAGATATGGGACATTTTGATAATATTCGATTAATTTTTCTCTAGGAGTTTCTCGGAGAGTTTGCCACAGATTGTGGTTCTGCATAAACTTAGGATTGTTGTAATGAGAATTATGAGTTCGACCGTGCTCAAAGTGCCAAATTGGGCCTTCAATTCTGCCTACTTTATATCCCAGTGCATTAAATCTGTAATAGAATTCACAATCTTCTGCACCCCAAGAAATAAATTCCTCATTCCATAGACCACCTTTGACTACAGCATCTCTATGATAGAACTGAGTCCATCCAATTGTAGATGACTCTGTACGACAATTTGGTTCCAAAGAATTCAAGTCATGCCCAGATTGAATAAAGTTTTGGAAGACATCCATCGGATAGTCAACTTGATATTGCCATACACCACATCCGTATGGATATACAACATCCATATTACCACTGAGAATAGACTCATAGGCAAGCAAGTGAGACCTGATTGGATAGACAACATCAACATCATGACTACAGATCACACTCGTATCTGTCATCATGATAAGATCGTTTAGGATTCTGGTCTTGTGAAACAAGTTATCAGAATTTTCCTCAAAGACATGTGTAAGTTTGTCTGTAGAAACAATCTTTTTGATTTCTGGTAAGGCTCTGAACTTAAAGGTTGACTTAGTATCAACTTCTTTTACAAGAACCTTTGCATCTGGAAAACTTTTTAGTAGATAAGATACCGAAGTAATAACATTTTTTAGCCTGTCTTCAGATTCGATCCGACAGGGCATGATATAAGTTAAGTCCATTATACCTCCATTTCAATCCAAGACTCGGGAAGAAGATCACTCATGTCATAATTTTTATAGTTAGAACCAAACCAAGGCTTGGGTGCAATAACTTTGCCACGTCCATCTTGTAACCATGCACCCCACCAACTCATAGAACTGTTAGCAATGATAGCACCAGAACACAGACTCATCATACACAAATCATAGTATGGCACAAATGATTGCACTCGTCCATCGTTTGTATCTGCTGTATGTGAATATTTTATATTCTCAGTTGGAAGAACAAATCTATCATCGGTGAATTGTTCGCGACACCAATCAAGATCGTCAGAGAATACAAAGACAGGAACATCATCAGGAAATTCCTTCAAAGCCTTTTCGTAATATGAAATAGGACAAACAGGATGATTATCTGGTTGATTTACATAATCACCACGACGAACATGAATGAAGATTGGATTATCAAATTGATCCACAACTTCTTTACATGGATCTAGAATTTCTTTTTGAAATCTGTAGTCTTCACGAATAATCTTTTCAGCATTCTTGAAATACTTTTCGGTTTGAAAGTAATCATGAAGATTTACATTGTCAGGACATCCTCTGAAGAATTGCTCATTGAAATGAAAGCAACCAGTTGCAATATTCTGATCAGTGGAAAGATATCCAAAGTTCTGAAGTGTGACTGTGCTCATTTCAAAGCAGTCAAAAAGACCATAGTTTGAATCACCATAGTCATCTGGTGGTGGGATCAACCAAGAATATCCATGTTGTTTTGCAATGCCACGGAGACCTGCATACTGAAACATCTGATTTCCAAGCCGACCATTTGAACCAAGTCGGTTATAACTAATTGCCATCAATCTCCTTTTTCAATACGAACACTATCTTCATCAAAATGCTCAGTCGAAAACTCAAACATTACAGTATCTTCTAATGCTCTCATTCTGTGCCTCATGCCAGTAGGAACATGAAACTTTTCTCCAGCATTTAATTCTTTGACGTATGCCATTTCAAAGTCGTCAAAGTTACTGTAGTATACCATGAGTTTCCCACTTTGTACATAGAAAACTTCATCTTTTTTGTTATGATAATGCCAAGAACATTGTTTGCCTTTACAGAACCATAGAATTTTGCCACAATAAAGTGGACCGTTTGTGATCCACTTTTCGTAGCCCCATCCTTTAGGGACGAATTTGATCGGGGCGTTTTGTGAAGAAGTCATTGTCATTCATTCCTTTGTCGTCGATGTAGTAGTCACCAGAAGGTTTACCAAGATGAAGTT